AGGGTCTATGGTGACGCTGAGGTCTCAAAACTAAACGACCACATCGTTTTTAAAAACAGCTGGTCTAGCGGAAGATATTTTACTTACACGCGGTCAAACCAAAAATGGTGTGTCGGCTGTTTCTATGGAACTAGTGAAGAGTTGATTAAAAAAGCGTATCAAGATAGCGAAGACAGTGGTAGACACTATGAGGCTTACGTTAATTTCGTCAAAACACTCGAAGCACTGGACGACAAATAAATAATTGAAGTGGTGGGAGGGTAGGCATTAAACATGGAACAAGAAACTTACGAAGTCGAGAGCCGATGGCGGAACAAGTACATGAATTTAGGTCGTGAGCTAGGCGAGATTATCAACAGTCAGCAAGACAGAATCTTGTCACTAGCTCAAGAAAACACCAAGCTCAAAAGGGAAAATTGGTACCTAAAAAAAGTCAAAGGGCAAGAAATGGCTCTAAAATCGCTTGTAACCGTCCTGAATAATCTAGTGGCACAATCACACTAGAGAAACGGTAAAACGGCAAATAACCCCCAAAATTTGAGAATTAGGGGTATTTAAAAAGGATATGACATGGAAGAAATGGAATTCACAGAGTTGCAACAACGAATGCAACTTGAAAAAAAGCAAGAACGAAATGCCAAGTACGCTTCAAGGAGTGCTGAGGATATTTACAACGTATTCAAGAGTTTGAAGTCTAATTGGAGCGTTGTTGTTGACTATGACTTGGTTGTAATTATGGACAAAACTTATATCAAAGCCACCGCTACAGCTTTCAAGAAAGGTTCAAGCGTGCAGTCGGTGGCGTTTGCTGAGTTGTCTCCGGTCCCAATTTTGAAAACTCGTAACGGCGACTTAAAGCAAATGACTGAGCCGCAATGGACAGGAGCGGTGCAATCATACGCTGGGAAATATGCCTTACAGTCGTTGTTTGCAATCGGTGATCAAGACGTTGACCAATTTGAAGTGTCGGAGGATAGTTTACAACAAAACCAATCTCACAACCCCCAGCCGCAACAAGCACGCTATGAGTCAAGAAACGATCAACAACCTAACTTTATCAGTGATGAACAACGTGGCCAGATTTTAGGGAAAGTAAATGAGCTAGCTCTAATTACTGGACAATCAGTTGAAACAGTGGGCAGTTACTATTTGAAGAAGTACAAGCTCAATGGCTTCCATGAGTTGCTGGTACCGGGATTCGAAGTGGTGATCAATGACATTCAAACACAAATTAACAACCGAAAGGGATAAGACATGAAAGATGTAACAAACAATCCATTGGAGACAATCGAGCCGGTATATACACCGGGCACGATTAACTTTGATTTTGACAAATTCGATGCAGCTATCCAAGTGGCAGTTAGCGAGCTATCAGACGAACAACTGGAGCAGCTTGAATATAGTGACATCAAGAAAGAAATCACTCGTTATAAAGGGCTTGACGACAAGCTAGATGCAAAACGCAAAGAGATTTCAAAAATCTATAAGAACCCGCTCACAGAATTTGAGGGCAATTTGAAGAAATCACGCAAGCCATTGCAAGATTTGGTTGACAAGTTGCGTGCAAAACGTGATGAAATCGACAATCACCAAGCAATGCTCCGAGCTGACCACGTTAGATCAGTATTTGAAGAAAAGTGCGAGCTTGCCGGACTGGATGAGGACACATTTAAAGACAAGTACGACGGCTATTCTTTGAAAAAATGGTTTATCGACAAGAAAATGAAGCTCAAGAAGGAAACCGTCGAAGAAATCGACGCTTTGGTTTTGGCCGAGTATGACCGACTTGAGGGATACAAAGCTAACATTGCGATGATTGAGGAGCAGGCCCTTGATTATGAGTTGCCAGCGGAACCGTACACTAGAGCGTTGCAGAATGATACACCTCTAGTGGAGATCTTGAAACAAATGAAAAAGGACCGTGATGCAGCCGTAGAGCGCAAGCAACGAGCAGAAGCTAAAGAAAAAGCAGAAGCGGCACGCTTGGCAGAAATCGAAGCCATGGCCCAACAGTCAGCAAACGAGGAAATCAAGGCGGTCAACGCTGAAACCGGCGAGGTTATCGAAGACGCTAAACCCGTTGAGGAAGTGCCTAGCAAGCCAGCTGAACCGTACAAGGTCAATCTTTCACTTACGTTCCACGGTGGAGAGAATCAATGGCATCAATTCGCTAAATTGCTTGATGACAACTTTGTAAATTACGAAATTCTAGGAGAAAATCAATGATCAATTCGACCGTACTAGTTGGGCGCCTAACCCGTGACCCAGAACTAAAATACACGACCAGCAATGTCGCAGTAGCTACGTTTAGCCTAGCCGTTAACCGCAATTTCAAGGACGCTAACGGCGAACGTGAAACTGACTTTATCAACTGCGTTATCTGGCGTCAGCAAGCTGAGAATTTGGCTAACTGGGCCAAAAAAGGTGCATTGATTGGAATTACTGGACGCATCCAAACCCGTAGCTATGAGAATCAGCAAGGTCAACGGGTGTATGTCACTGAGGTAGTCGCTGAGAACTTCCAAATGTTGGAGAGCCGTGCAGCGCGTGAAGGCAGTAATGCCAATCAAGGTAACAATTTCCAAAACGGGAACGGTCAAGGTGGATACAACCAACAGCCAAACAATCAAGGCTACCAGCAACAACCGAACTTTGGGCGCAACGACCAAGTGCAGTCGCACGCTGCGAATACTACATGGCAAGGCGATCCGCTAGATATCGATGAAGACAGCCTTCCGTTCTAGGAAAGAGGTGGCGCATGGGGTTTAAACCAATTAAAGGGTACGAGGGTATCTATGAAGCGTGTTCCGATGGCACAATTTGGTCGAGTGAAGGCAAAGTGACTTATAGTAATTGGCACGGAAAGATTAGGAAGCGCGTCTGGAAGCGTAGAGAAATCAAGCCGCAGATACAAAAGCGAGTAAGAAGCGCACACAGCGACAAGCGGGTGAAGTTATGGAAAAACGGCGTGGTAAAAACACATCTTGTAAGTAGACTAATAGCCACTGCATTTATTCCCAACCCAGAAAATAAAGGTTTTGTTAACCACAAAAACGGAAACCCGCTAGACAACTCAGTTAAAAACCTTGAGTGGGTGACTAGGGCGGAAAATCAATTACACGCTTTTAAAACGGGGTTAATGAGCACAAACAAAAAAGTTACCTTGAAAGACCTATCAAATGGTGCAGAGTACCGCTTTAACAGCTTGGCAGATGCCAGTCGTTTTCTCGGTATGAATCATGGTTTTCTAAGTAACAGACTGAAAAGAGGTAAGGGAGTGGATGGATATGAAGTGGAATTGGTCTAAGGTGTCGTTATGAAAATGATTTTAAATATTGAACCGAAGCCACAAACAAGGCCACGATTTAGCAAGTTTGGCACTTATGAAGACCCCAAAATGAAGGCGTGGCGTCGTCAGTGCTCGCAACTTATCGAGCAAGAATATGACGGGCAATTCTTTGACGGCCCGATTTCAGTTGATGTTGTGTTTTACATGAAGGCACCGTTGAACGTATCAAAAAAGCCCACGCCAAAAGCCAGAGCTAAAACGTGGGATGTATTCAAGAAATTCATGAATGAAAGACTTTGGCATTTCAGAAAGCCCGATATTGACAATCTAATCAAAGCGCTGTTCGATAGCATTTCAAAAGCTGGTTACAACAAAGTTGACAAGAAGGGCATCGTCTGGACGGATGACAGTATCGTTTGCGATTTAAGAGCTCGCAAGAAGTACAGCCCTAACCCACGCATTGAATTAGAAATCAAGGAGTTGGAATGAACAGCAAGTACAAAGACAAGCTAGTCGGTGTATATGCTCCGGGCAGTTACGACCACACAAGCGTATTAGGTCAAACGCAAGAGTTTTCGAGATGGTTTTGGGCTAACCACGAAGATATGGAATATATCAGTGCAAAGCTAGGTATCAACGCAAAGAAGCTCAATCGTATTCTAACGCTTGAGCAGTTACCGGATGAAGAATTACTAAAGGAGATGATGAAGTTATGCGATACAAAGTAATCGTGTATTACGACAATATGCCAGACAGTGAGCATATTTTCAATAACAAGAACGACGCTATCAACGAGCTACATCGCTTACGAGGTGTTAAATATCGCAATTCGAAAATGTATACAGTGGAGATGGAAGAGGTAGAAGGATGATGAACAAGGATGAAGCAGTACAAAAACTATCAAAGATAGCACGCATTTCGGTAGCTTACGCTGAGGACTTATATGACTCATTCTTCCCTAAACCAGTGGTGCCGCAGTACGTGGCGGATTGGTATGAGGAACATAAGGACGATTTTGAAATAAAACTATTTCAATGTATCTGCGAAGCTGTTGAAAATTACGACAAAAACTTAGCAAATGATTTTGAGAATTGGTTGATGTCCGAGGAACTCGAAGTAATCCAAACCCTCGTCAACATGCACCAGTTCGGCTATGAGGTAGAGAAAGGACCTAGATATACGGTTGAAATTAAAGGGATTGGCGGATACAGTAAATACCTCAATCGAGATACAAAAACTCAAAAATGGCTTTTTGCATCGAAAACAGAACTTGAAAGATTTCGAGCACACCACACCCGCAAAGAGCTTGAATCAAACGGCTTCGGCTGGGTATTCTCTTGTGAAGGCGTGGAAGTTAAGGAGGTGGAGTGATGTTTGAGGGCATTATCCAAATATTGCTCGTAATCGTACTAGGACTATTAGCTGCATCAGAAATGTTGCTAGTAGCATGGCTATGGAAGGTATATAAAAATGAACAGACTTAAAGAGTTACGGGAATCACGGAAAATGACGCAAGCGGAGCTAGCTGATTTGATTGGTGTCACAAAGAGAACAGTTATTAATTGGGAAAAATACGGCTTTAGTAGCGCAGATAAGCTCCAAAAGTTAGCTAGTTGCTTCGATGTGTCGATCTCTTACTTGCTAGATTACGACACCAATAACAGATTTTCGGAATTAATCACTAAGGTTAACGAGTGGGCTATTAGTCATGGACTGGACCAAGGAAACCCTAAAATCGAATGGATGAAAGTCACTGAGGAAGTGGGCGAGATTAGAGACGTATTTCTAAAACCTCACGATTTTGCTGACCCAGAATGGTCGTTAAAAGACGCCATAGGGGATTCTATCGTAACGCTAATAGTTTTATGCTTGCAGCTCGGTTACGACGTCGAGGAATGCCTAACAATCGCTTATAACGATATTAAAGATAGACAAGGAGTAATGATTGATGACAACTTTGTTAAAGAGAGGGTCAGAGAATGATTGTTTGGGCGCTATTTGACAGTGGGAATGGATCATATACCAAGGGCGTTAAGAAATTAGATAAAGATATTGAAATCTACCCAATAGGTATTGATATTGAAAAGAAGAACAACCACTTCATCAATCTAAACCTAGCTGACTACAGTCGTTTGTTTGGGAATAACACCCTATTTGACACATTGGACAAATTGCCTAAACCTGATCTGATTATCGCTAGCCCGCCGTGTGAAAGTTGGTCTAACGCTAGCGCCATGGATAGAGGTAATGCGTGTTGGAAACAAGAGCAAGGTGATTCTTTATTTCAACCACAAGAGCCATTGTCAATATTTACCATTCGAGATCATAAAGATTATGACAGATATCAATTTTATCCCAATAAGCAACTCATGAAACGCATTAATGGTGAATTGTGTGTGTTCAATACAGTTGAAATCATTAAACGATATAAGCCAAAATATTGGATCATAGAGAATCCAGCTCATGGCAGAATTTGGCAATACATCGAGAGAGTGCTAGGTTTCGAAATCCCATTTGAAAATCATACGAGGTACAACAACTATGATGATTGTCCGATTTCTAAACCAACCCGTTTTTCTGGGAACATTGAACTGAATTTAAAAAACGAAAAGAAACCAAATGACATCAAATTTCAAGATTGGACGAAATCTTATAATGAGAGGTCAAATATTCCTCAAAGTTTGGTTTGTGAGATTTTCGAAAAAGTATATAAGGAGTTTATGAGTGAAACATAAAGATTTAACGATAGCGACAGTATTACTACTGGTCTCACTGGCCATTAACGTAACTACTGTTCTACGAGTGGTTAATAGACCTATCGAGACCGTGGTAATCCACAAGGCAGACAATGCCGTGGAATTACATGGCAAGGTTACTGGGAAATCTATGGTAGGCAAGCTCTACACGCTCGATTGTGGGGCTTACGGCAAGTTCCTTGTCAGCAAGGAGCAGTATGACAGTGTGCAGGTTGGGGATGATATTCCCAGCTATTTAAGGGGTAGAGGCTCATGAGCGTGAGATACAAATATTCCGGTCTGACACCAGAATTATATCAACGGTTAGTCAGTGAACATGCGGAACTGAGAAAAGCACACAAAAAAGGTTCTTATAAGCAGTTTTTCCAAGAGGTGAAACAGTGTGATGAGTTACAAGCTCGCATCATTTACCAATCATTTAATAGCGCAGTCGTTGAACGTGCGAGGATATCACCTCGAACAGTCGACAGGTTAGAAGGCATTATTTCTGATGAATTATTCAACGACCTTCAAGACTATCTGTCTACGCATTATACAAGAGGGAAAACCACTAAACCGGTTTTGGATAAAATCAACGCAGGGCTGCCAGGGGAATTGTTTAAACGGTTCCAAGAGGAAGTGGAAGAACTACGCAAGGAACACCCTAACGGCATAAATAACTACATTAGAGACGTCAAGGACTGCGACCAGAAAAATGCTAACAGAACCCAAAACGCCCTCAATCTGTGCTATGCGGAGAAAGCTGCTCTAACGCCTTTAAAAGCTATTCAAATGGAAGGGCTACTTTCAAGAGAGTTATTCAGCGAGATTATTGATTATGTCTTCAATAACTATGAATGGGCCGAGAGATTGGATGATGAAGTTGACCGCATCATACTTAAATATCGCACCAAGGGCAAGGTTGGACGTAATAAAATCACGGTCAGAAAAGCCTTATATAAAGCCTATGCGTTAGGCGTGTAGCTAGAACGGTTTATGAGGGTTCGACTCCCTCGCTAGCTATTACCAGTCAATCTATATACGGAAAAGAGGAATCCTTTTGTATTTTTTCATTCAAATCAGCGGAAGCGTGACTGGTCGTGGATGCAACCAAATCCAGTAAATAAACAATTAGAATCGAGGAACCTTTTTTATTTCGTTTACTAATCTAAAGCGTATTACTGGTAACGTGATTATTCAAGGTTTTATGCCTGCAATGCGAAACTGAAATCTCCATAATTCTACTTACTTTATTCTTGTATTATTTCAAAAAAAGGAGGAAAACCTCCAAAATGATTTCTATATCGCAGGCTGGAATGGTTGTATAAGGGGTTCGATTCCTCTTGCCAGTCATTGTCTGTCATCACTAAAAATAAAAAATGAATAAAGATTTTTAGTGGCTTGGACACTTTTTAACACCGGGCAAGCTGACAGACATTACAAAATAGCCAAAGGCCTTGCTGGTGTCTATGGCTAGAAAGGAGGTGACAACAAGGCTCACAAACTTAATCTTTTCATATCTCTTAATAATTTTGAGCCGAAGAAAATAAAAAAAGACCGACACAATGGCCGGCACTTTCTGAAAGTCAACACTACTATTATACCAGAGAGGGCAGAACAATGCTATTGCCGGAAATTGATGAGAAAGCAACAATCAAACGTTGCAAGCGCAAACTTCGAGAATACCCACGATGGCGAGAGATTGCACACGATAGCGCTGAACAGAAGATCACACAAGAGTTCACTTTTATGCCCAGAGGTGGCAGCGGAGTGAGTAGACCGGTGGAGAATATTGCAGTTAGGCGTGTTGATGCACTGAACGAGCTAGAAGCCATAGAGCAAGCAGTTAGCGGGCTATATCGTCCAGACTATCGCAGAATCTTGATAGAGAAATATCTAGCTTATCCACCTAAACCAAACTGGCAAATTGCCCAGGGAATTGGCTTTGAAAGAACAGCCTTTCAAGAATTGCTAAATAATGCTATCCTAGCTTTTGCAGAATTGTATAGAAACGGTCAATTAGTCGTAGAACGCTGAGATTTCGGTATTTTGACGGATAAAGTATGGTATATTACAAGTGTTTAAAGTGGTATTATTATATTATCGAAGAAAAACGGAGACAACTCATTTTTGTGGGTTGTCTTTTTTATGCACAAAAATCTAGCAACGAAGGAGGTGGACATATTGGGCTAAATCAACGACAGAAACTATTTGCTAGCGAGTATATCAAGCTAGGGAATGGCACACAGGCGGCAATTAACGCAGGATATAGCGAAAGAACAGCAAGCTCACAGAGTGAAAGACTGTTGAGAAATGTTGAGATTAAACGCTTTATTCAAGGTGAAGTTGAGAAAATGCACGATGAGAATATCATGGATGCCAAAGAAGCCTTGTCCATCCTGTCTGACATTGCTAGAGGAAAACGAGACGAAGAAGTCTTGATGATGAATCCGCTGACTGGTGAAGTCGAAAGGCTGATGAAAAAGGCTGACAACAATACAGTTATCAAGGCAATTGTTGAAATCTTGAAACGTTATCCAACGGCTAAACAGTCCGAGAAATTGGAACTCGAGATCAGAAAGCTAAGAGAACAACTTGATAGCGGTGTTGAGGGGACTATGAACGTTAATATCATCAACGCATGGGAGGATATCCCAAATGGCGACGATTGATATTCAGAAAAACGTAAACCCTAATTTTAAGGTGGTTTGGCAGTCTCAAAAACCTTACAACGTGCTTAAAGGTGGTCGGAACTCTTTCAAGTCATCCGTAATCGTGCTGAAGCTAGTCTATATGATGATTAAATACATCATGCAAGGTGAAAAAGCTAACGTGGTAGTCATTCGGAAAGTAGCTAATACAATCCGTGACAGCGTGTTTAATAAGGTCCAATGGGCGATTAGTCTATTTGGTCTGGATAACCAGTTTAGAGCTACCGTGAGCCCGTTTAAGATAGTTCATAAACGTACTGGTTCTACTTTCTATTTCTACGGCCAAGACGATTTCCAGAAACTGAAATCAAATGATATCGGGAATATCATAGCGGTCTGGTACGAAGAAGCGGCTGAGTTTAACGACGCTGAGGACTTTGACCAGTCAAATGTCACTTTCATGCGTCAGAAACATGACAAGGCTCCCTTCGTGCAATTTTTCTGGTCTTATAACCCGCCTAGAAATCCCTATAGCTGGATAAACGAGTGGTTTGAGGACATCAAGACTAACGACAACTATCTAGCACATTCAAGCACTTATCTGGACGATAAGTTAGGGTTTGTTACTGAACAAATGCTTGAGGATATCGAACGCATTAAACAGAACGATTACGACTACTATCGCTATTTGTATTTAGGTGAAGCTGTGGGTCTTGGTAATCAAGTGTATAACATGAGTACATTCCACGCTATCGACAGCTTACCAACGGATGATAGGCTTATCGGGATATCCTTCGCAATGGATACCGGACACCAGCAATCAGCTACGGCATGCGGTGCTTATGGTCTGACTGCAAAGGGCAATGTAATTCTGCTAGATACATTCTATTATAGCCCCGCCGGCCAAGTTGTTAAGAAGGCACCTAGCGAGCTAACTGTCATGGTTAGCAACTTCATCGACAAGGTGCTCAAACAGTACCGAGTGCCAAAGTTACGCATGACCATTGATAGTGCTGAAGGTGCTTTGAGAAACCAATACTTCAAGGACTTTGGCGAGAGATGGCATCCGGTAGCTAAGAAGAAGAACCAGACCATGATTGATATGGTTATCAGCTTGTTAGCTGAGGGGCGTTTCTATTATCTGGATATACCAGCTAACAAGATATTCTACGAGGAACACAAGATGTATCGCTACGATGAAAAAACGATACACACAGACGACCCTAAAGTTATCAAAGAGGACGACCACTGTTGCGACTCTATGAAATATTTTGTACTGGATAACGCAAGAGCGTTAGATTTGAAGGCTTAAAGGAGCTACTAATGGGAACCATACAGACCATTAAGAACATTTTTAAAAGGAGTAATTACGTGATAACTAATCAAAGTCTAAACAGTATCACCGACCACCCTAAAATTGCTATATCACCAGAAGAATACAGCCGTGTCATGGACAATCTACGCTATTTTGCAGGTAGTTTTGACCGTGTGAGCTATCGAGACAGTAATGGAACACATTTAAAACGTGATTTCAACCACTTGCCTATCGGACGGACTGCCTCGAAGAAGGTTGCTAGTCTCGTATTCAATGAGCAGGCTAAGATTCAAGTCGATAACGAAACGGCTGATACATTCATCAATGAGACGCTTAAGACTGACAGATTTAGCAAGAACTTTGAACGCTACCTAGAGAGCTGTCTTGCCCTCGGTGGTCTGGCTATGCGCCCATACGTTGATGAAGACCGTGTCAGAGTGTCGTTCGTGCAAGCACCAGTCTTCTTGCCACTGCAATCAAACACACAAGATGTATCCAGTGCTGCAATCGTGACTAAAACGCTTAAAACGGAAGGGCAGAAAGTAAAATACTACAGTCTTATCGAATTTCATGAGTGGACTAAGGATAGCTACACAATCAGCAATGAGCTATATGAGTCTGAGTCTAAAACTCGTATCGGTCAACGTGTGCCTCTATCAATGCTCTATGAGGATTTAGAGGAAACTGTCACGCTAAACGGACTTACAAGACCATTATTTACGTACTTGAAGCCGCCCGGCATGAATAACAAGGACATCAACAGTCCTCTAGGCTTGTCTATCTTTGACAATGCTAAAACTACGATGGATTTTATCAATACGACTTACGACGAATTTATGTGGGAAGTTAAGATGGGTCAACGTAGGGTGGCGGTGCCTACTCAAATGATTAAGACTGAGTACGACACCAGCGGTGAGAAAGTGACAGTCAAACGTGAGTTTGAAACAGGTCACAATGTCTATGAGCAGTTTGACAGTGGTGATATGGATAAGGGTATCGGCATTACTGACCTTACTACTGATATCCGTTCGGATGACTACATTAAAGCTATCAACAAAGGTTTAAGTCTATTTGAGATGCAACTAGGCGTGTCTGCCGGTATGTTTAGTTTCGATGGTAAGTCCATGAAGACCGCTACCGAGGTAGTGTCAGAGCAATCAGACACATATCAAATGCGTAATTCTATCGCTACTCTTGTCGAGCAATCGTTAAAAGAGCTTGTAATCTCAATCCTAGAGCTTGCCAAGGTCTACAATCTCTACACTGGTGAGATTCCAACGATGGATGAAATTAGCGTGGATTTGGACGATGGCGTATTCACTGATCGTAACGCTGAGTTTGATTACTGGGCTAAGATGGTAGCGTCTGGATTCGCACCGAAAGTTATGGCTATCGAGAAAACTCTCAACGTGACTGAAGAACAAGCACAAGAGATTTACCAAGCAATCAATGATGAAACCATGGTAAGCGCTGATAGTTTTAGGACAAGTGAAGAGGTCGATATCTACGGGGAGTGATAGGCCATGGCTAAGAAGAAGCGTATCAAACTAAACGACCAGCAATTAATGTTGATGGCTGATAATGTTTCGGACATCTATCGTCAATTATGTAATGATCTATTTGATAACGTTGTGGAAAGGTTACATGACCGTGGGACTTACTACCTTGACCAACAGCCTTATCTATGGCAACTAGAGAAAATGGCTGATGTCGGTATGTTGAACAATCACAATATCAAACTCATTGCTGAATATTCTGGCATTGCTGAAAAGCAAATCAGATACATCATTGAGAATGAAGGGTATCAAGTTTACAAAGACACTCACGCTCAATTGAATTCTAACGCTTACAATTATAAGGTGATGAAAGACCTTATTAGCTACTCTAACCAAGCTATTCATGATGTTCACAATCTTATCAATACGACCTTACCAAAGAGCGTGCAAGCTACTTACAAGGATATTATCGAGACTACCGTAGCAAAGGTAATCACTGGTATGGCAACCCCTCAGAAAGCCCTTGATGAAACGATAATGAAGTTTCAAGAGCGTGGTTTCTATGGCTATACTGACAGAGCTGGACGAAGACAGAGGGCTGATGCTTACGCTAGGACAGTCATTAAAACGACTGCTAGACGTACATTCAATGAAATGCGAATGAGACCAGCTCAAGAGCTTGGTATTGATACATTCTATTATTCAATCAAAGCAGCAGCAAGGGAAATGTGTGCACCGCTACAGAATCAAATTGTCACCACAGGGCGAGCTAGGACTGAAGAAGGTGTTAAGATATTTGCCCTCGATGATTATGGCTACGGTAAGCCCGGAGGGTGCCAAGGCATTAACTGTGGACACACTATGACTCCTTTTATCCCAGGCGTCAACTATATGCCAGACATTGATGATGACTTGAAAGGCTTGACTGAAGAACAAGCTATCGAGAACGCTAACATCCAGAGCAAACAACGAGCTATGGAAAGAGCTATCAGAGCCTCTAAAGAGCGTCTGCACGTTGCTGAAACGATGCACAATGAGGAATTGACCGAAAAATACAAAACAAGGCTTACAGAGCAGAAGAGAGCTTTGAAATCGTATGTTGATAAATACCAATTCTTGTATCGAGATAGAGAGCGTGAGAGATACCACGACGACCCACTGGCAAAAACTCGTGAAGCTATTAGACAACGGGATATGTTGGCAAAAAAACACGCTTAAAAAGCGTAAACTAGTATTATTAACAATACTACGTATAGACATGGATTATAGAAAGATGGTGATCCAATTCTTGACTCGTAGGAACAGACTACTAATAAAACCGTATCAATTTGATGCGGTTTTTCTTTTTGACCTGTCGAACGTCGTAAAACTAGGCAAATTCAGTCCCTTGGACGTAAAACGAAGGAGTTTTAAACATGAGTTTGAAACGTGACATGTTAGTTGAAGCTGGTATTACAGATAAAGCAGTTATTGATTCCTTAATGAATGCGTACGGTTCTGGGATTGAGAACGCCAAAACACAAGCTAAATCTGAATTACAAGCTGAAAACGACAGCCTTAAACAACAACTTGAACAACAAAGCCAAGCACTCAACGACTTGCAAGCCAAAGAGGGAGCAAGTGAGGAACTCAAACAACAATTGACGGACTTACAAGCTAAATTTGACACTTACAAGTCAGAGAATGAAGCTAACCTTGCTCAAGTTACAAAATCGAACGCTATTCGTCTGGCATTGAAGGATGTGGACGCTCACAATTCAGACGACCTTGCTAAATTCATCAATTTTGACGAAATTGAACTTGATGAAGCTGGTAAACCCAAACTAGACAAGGTTATTAAGGGATTGAAAGAGACAAGTCCTTATCTTTTCAAACAAGAGGAACAAGCGGCACAACCTAAAATCTTTGCTGGTGGCAATCCATCTGCTAGTCAGAACGGTCTCACTAAAGAAGATTTTAAACGTATGGGTATCAATGAGCGTCAAGAACTCTTTGATAAAGACCCAGAACTCTATCAACAACTGAAAGGATGATTTAATCTATGGTTCTTGGAACAACAACGACTGCACAAGTCATCAATCCACAGGTTATGGCTGACATGGTTTCAGCTAAATTGCCTAAACTTATCAAATTCACACCACTCGCAGTGGTCGAAACAACTCTTGTAGGTCGTCCGGGGGATGAGCTTACAGTGCCGCAATGGACTTATTCTGGTGATGCTACTGAAATCACTGAGGGGCAATCAATTCCGATTGACCAATTGGGCACTAAAGAAACAAAAATGAAGATCAAACAAGCTGGTAAGGCTATTGAAATCACTGACAAAGCTGCTTTGGTCGGACATGGCAATGTCTACGGTGAAGCTACTAACCAGATTGCACTCGCTATCGCTAACAAAGTCGATAACGACATCGTCGAAGTTGCTAAAACTGCAACACAAAACATTACTGAAGCCCCTGTTTCAGTAGCTAACATCGACAAAGCCTTGGAAATCTTTGCAGACGAAGAAGACGCTCGCTATGTTGCTCTTATCAATCCGAAGGACGCTATTAAATTGCGTGCTGACGCTGGTCAAAACTGGCTGAAAGGCTCAGAAGTTGGTGCTGATGTTGTCGTATCTGGTACATTCGGTGAAGTTGCTGGCGTGCAAATCGTCCGCACTAAAAAAGTCGAAGAAGGTAAAGGCTTCCTCGTCAAAGTCTCTTCACTTCAAACTGATACAGACGATGATGCTAAATACGGAGCATTCGTGATCAACTTGAAACGTGATGTCATGATTGAAAATGACCGTGACATCTTGAAGAAAACTACTGTTTACTCTGGTGATGAGTATTACGGTGTTTATCTCTACGATGACTCTAAGGTGGTTAAGTTCGGAGGTGCCTAATGGGTATGTTGATGCGTCGTCATTTGAACGACATTGAACCTACTCCCGTTGCTGAAACGGTTGAGGAAGTAACTAACACGCTCGAAGACAAGACTGTTGCTGATTTGCGAGTTATCGCTCAACAACGAGGTCTTACTGGTATTTCATCACTTACCAAGGCGGAACTCTTAGACCTCCTAAAATGATGAAGGGAGGTGGTTAAATGACCTATTTAACCGAAACTGAATTTCTAAAGCTTGGTTTTGAAGATGTGGAAGATTTTGAAAAGCTACGAGCTAGAGCAAGCATGATTGTTGACTTGTATATCAAAAACTTCTACGACTTCACCGATTTTGAAACAGACTTCGAACCACGAAGACAAGCTGTTAAGAAGGCAGTGGCTTATCAAATCGCTTACCTTGATTCAAGCGGTGTAATGACTGCCGAGGACAAGACATCATTGGCAAGCATGACGGTTGGACGTACTCATGTAAGCTATCAGAGTGGCTCTAAATCGTCTAACGGTGGTCAGAAGTATAATCTATCTCTTGATGCTCTAAATTGGTTGACATTGGCTGGTTTTGGCTGTAAGGCGGTGGGATATGATAGATAAACGCATGTTAGTTGATACTGTCACTATCCAAAAGCCTGCTGAAATAGATAAATGGGGGAAAGAGACGTATTCAGACCCTATCACGTTAAAACATGTAAGGTTTGACCGGTCAACATCCCACACTGGCAGTGGCCAAAATCGCAACGAGGATAACTTTTCTGTTCTCATGGTCTATCCGGAGTACACACCTATTGAGTTCGATGATAGCTGGCTGAATGGTCGAGTGAATGACACTCACCGAGACTTCATCATCCGTAAAATTATTCCTCAGTATCATCCGTTTAAACACACTATTTTGTGCTATGAAATCGAGGTGATCTAATGGGTGCTGATGTCACTATCAAGGTAGATTTACAAGGTTTAGAAAAAAAATGCAGTCCTGAAGCAGTCAGACGTGGTCAGATTGCCATGAGTAACCAAATGCTCTTGGATATGAACAAGTACACACCAGTCCAATCTGGTCACTTGAGAGGTAGTGGACACTCTAACGTTGATACGTTGGTATGGTCAACACCTTATGCAAGGATTAGGTTTTACAATCGCAGGCTCAAGCTATTCTTTTCTGAGAAACAGCGTAAGTTCTTCTTTGCAAACAAAGATAGACTGCTAGCTCATAAGCCTAAGCCAGGAACTGGTGGACGTTGGGACAAGAAGGCTGCTGCTAAACACAGTAAACAATGGGGGCAAGTAGCCCTTAGAGCAATGGGAGTTAAATAGTGAATAACAACGATTTTTCAGAGGTGTTGCAAGACTTCCTAGCAGGTCTAGGCTTGCCACTAACACCTCGACTAGATTACCTCAATGAAGGTGAAGACTTGGTAATATACGCATTGCCCGGCGGCAAGGTTGAAGATGAAGATATGGCTGGCACACAGATTCTGTCATTGCCTTACGAAATCGCCATCAAATCGAAAGACCAGCAAAAAGTCAATGCTACTCTTTGGAAAATCAACACTGAGCTTTCCAAAATCGGTCTTGAATTACCAAGTCTAAACAATTCTTACACATTCTTGTCATTGAAAGTTGAGACACCAAGCCTTAACGATGTCAATGACCAAGACTATTACATTTACTTGCTTGACCTACAAGCAACAATTGAAGTAGAAAGGAGCCTTAATTAATGGCTAAATTTAAAAATGCGATTCGCAAACACTATATCGCACCGTTCGATTCAGAACATCCAGACACTCCACCAACTGAAGATAAGTATATGTGGATTGCCAAGGGCATCAAAGAATCTGCACCAGAAAATGATGCAGAAGACGATGATGTAGCTTATTTCGATGGTGATGGTACAAAAGAAAAAGTTATCACTTCAAAATCACGTGGTCGCTCATTCGAAGGTCACCGTGATTATGCTGATAAAGCTCAAAACTTTGTCGTTGACAAGGAAGATGCCGTAGCTGACGACCTTATTGTTTGGTACAAAGAAGTTACTGCCGATGGCAAAACTTACAAAGAAGGTCTTGCACGACTTTCTGAAATTGAGGTCGGTGACGGTGAAGCGTCTGAACTTGAAACAATCAAGTTCCAAATTAACTGGTCACGTACACCAGTAAAACATGACATCACTTCATCACCAGCCGCAGCAGTAGCAGCTTCTGGCACTGGTTCTGAAACTTCTGGACGTACAGCGTCACCAGGTTCAAGCCGTTCGTCTGAAACTGAATCAACAGTAACAAGTGGATAATCTAACTAACTAAATAAAACAAAGATAAGACAACTTGAGGGGTGGGGTTTAGCCCTTCCCCTCTTTTTTCGTATTAAAGGAGAAGTAACAACATGGTAGTAATTAAAAAACGTAGCAATGTCATCCCAGTAGATTTCGGTGAGTTCCAACTTAATTTCCCGGTGTCAGATAGCAATATTCAACGCATGAAGGCTGTTGGGGAAGATTTGCAAGCCAAAGGGCAAGCTTTCCAAGACACAAGCGATGAAGAAGCTCTTGGAGCGTTGAAAGCATTGGTAGAAGATGGCTTTAACCAAGTATTTGACGACGAAGAAGCGTTCAAGCAAGTCTACGCATTCGCTGGTCAGTCAACAATTAACGCTATGTTCTATCTGATTGAAGCCATCAAGGGTATTTCAGAGGAATTCGAAGCCCAGAATTCAAAAGCAGCCCTCGATAAGTATTTGGCTGAGTAGTCATGCTTGATTTGTCACGAAAGCTAACAGATACGTTAGTAATCGATGATGAAGAATTTCCTCTTAATCTGTCCTTCGATAACGTCTTACGGTTGTTTGAAATGTGGAGGGATGAAGATGTTCCAGAGTTTGTTAAACCACATTTCGGCATTCGTATCTTGACCGGTGAGACTTTAGAAGATTTCACTGTCGAGGAAATGTCTGAGGTGTTCAACGAGGTTTTCGAAGAACATATCAGCCTTTCAACAGTCGAGGACAACCATGTCGAGTACGACCTTGCTGGTAACCCTATGAAGACTACTGCAAGCAATGGCAAGCAAGAGCAGGCACCTTATGACATTCGTTATGACGGTGACTATATCTATGCGTCATTCTTGCAGGCCTACGGCATTGATCTATTCGATGTCCAAGGGGGACTCCACTGGAAAAAGTTTAACGCTCTACTTTCTGGACTTCCAGAGGGTACGAAGTTCATGGAAGTTATCAAAATTCGGAAATGGAAACCACAGAAGGGTGATTCGGCAGAGTACAAAGAGGAAATGCGTAGGCTTCAAAAGGATTATGCTCTCCCTAACGAGATTATCGAGGAAGAAGAATACGAAGAAGAATTTTAGAAAGGAGGGATAATCTATGGCAGATGGTACAGTCACCATTAAGGCGCTATTCGATGGGAAAGACGCTGAAAGTGGGGCTAAACGTATCAAAGGGGCGTTAGAGGGCTTGAAAGGTTCAGCTGGCAAAGTTGGATCAGTGTTCAAGTCTGTTCTCGGTGCTAACTTAATCGGTGGCGCTATCATGGGCGGTATTAGTGCCCTTGGCGGTGGTATCAAATCCATGGTAGGTGAGCTCAATAGTGCAACCAAAGCATGGAAGATGTTCGATGGGAACATGGAACAGATTGGGATGCCTACTGACCAAATTAGACAGGTCAAAGGTGAGTTGCAGGACTTTGCTACCAAAACAATCTATTCAGCGTCCGATATGGCCGCTACCTACTCTCAGTTAGCAGCCGTAGGAACCAAGAATACAACGGAACTTGTTAAAGGTTTCGGGGGACTTGCAGCGGCAGCTCTAGACCCTCAACAAGCCATGAAGACCTTGAGTCAACAAGCAACCCAAATGGCAGCTAAGCCTAAGGTTCAATGGCAGGACTTCAAGCTCATGATGGAACAAACGCCTGCCGGTATTGCTGCAGTTGCGAAAGAAATGGGCATGAGTACCGATGAAATGGTCAGAGCCGTTCAAGATGGCAAGATTAAGACCGAGGACTTCTTTGATGCCATAACTAGAGCTGGTAACAATCCAGTGTTCAGCAAGATGGCTACCGAGTTCAAAACTGTTGACCAAGCTATCGATAGTATGAAAGAGTCTATCGGTATTAAATTGATGCCACAATTTGAAAAACTTAATCAGATTGGTATCAAAGCAGTGGTAGGGTTAACCGATGCCATTGAAAGAATGGATTTCAACGCTATTGCTGACAAGATTGGCAGTGGATTGCAATCGCTTTGGAAAGGCTTCTCAAATACAGGAGCTTTGAAGAATCTGGGTGCGACATTCACTTACATTTCAAGCTCAATCAAGCAACTATTTAGCAAGATTGACGGTAGCAAGCTCATGCAGGGGATTGGGTCAGTGTTTGGTGACATTGCTAACGGCATTTCACAAGCTTTAAACATTGCCACAACATCAGTTAGAAGTTTCATCACTTCGTTTGCTGACACAGGAGCATTTCAATCGTTTAAAGCAGCGGTCGAAGATACTTGGAATGCTCTTAAAACTATCGGTTCATCATTCGGTGAGGTGCTCGGTAGCTCACAAATGCAGTCTATTATCTCCGGCATTGGCTCAGCTCTTGGAACACTAGTTAGCTGGATTTCTCAAGTTATTTCAGCAATATCTAGGTTCATCAGCGCAATACCTCCGGGAATCTTAAACGGTATCACTAGCGGTATTTTGGCAATGGTAGCAGGTTTCATGACTGCCAAAGCTGGGATTTCAGCGGTAGGTGCTGCAATGAAAGGATTGAACTTTCTTAAAAGCCTTAATCCTTTCAAGAAGTTCGGAACGGACGCTGCAGAAGGCATGGCTCAAGCTGCTACTAGTGCAAGCAGTGGCAAGAGCAAGATCGCCCAAGTGTTTGAGAGTATCGGTGGCATGATTAAGAACGCTGGTTCAGCAATTTCACAAGCTGCCAAAGGTATCGGAACGGGTATCTCTACAGCATTTAAGGGAATTGGTACGGCTATCAATATCGCCTTACAAGGTTTAAGAGGTCTCAACCCAGCTACATTGCTTTCATTCGGTGCATCCGTAGCCATTGCCGCAGTCGGAATCGGAGCTGGTATCGGTATTATTGTTGCATCGTTCACCCTTCTAGCTACTCAATCGCAAGGCGTTTCACAAATTCTAAATGCTATAGGTTCAGCGTTCGGAACTGTTGTTGAATCTATCGGTAAGGCAGCAGGGTCTATCGTTGAAGCGTTTGGGACGGCGTTTGGTATCGTCATTAAGGCAGTCGGTGAAGCTGCGCCTGGACTAGCCAAACTTTCACCATTGGTTGAAGCTATCGGCACTGCTCTAGGCAATGCAGCACCATTCATTACAGCATTTGGGAATGCTTGGACGTCTATTTTAGGTACATTACCAGCCATCATTGACGCATTCAGTGGTTTGGCTACTGCTCTAGGTTCTGCGATTAGCCAGATAGTTACAGCAGTAACTCCGATTGTCCAAATTATCAGCAACACAATTACGGCAGTAGCCCAAATCATTGCTAACGCTATCGTGGCAATCGCACCAGTTATCGCTAATTGTATTGTCCAAGTTGCTCAAGTAATTGGCCAGTTTGGGCCACAGATTGCAATGGTCTTACAAGTAATTGTCCAAGCCATTCAAGCAACGGCACCAGTCATTATGACCTTGATTCAAGGTATTGTGACAGTCGTTCAAACAATGGCACCAGTCATTAGTCAAGTGATTTCTGCTATCGTTACGGTTGTTCAAACGTTAGCACCTATAATCAGCCAAATCATTTCAGCGATTGTTACAGCAATCACTCAAATCGTGCCTATCATTACGGCAATTGGCGGTGTGATTAGTGCTGCATTTAGTGGCATTGCATCGGTTGTGTCAGCGGCAGGAATGGCAATCGCTACAGCCGCAATGGGTATCGGTACGGCTATTAGTACGGCCCTAAGTGGTGTGGCAAGCATTATTAGTGCTACTGGTTCAGCTATCGGAGCAGCCTTGCAAGGCATAGCCAGCGTAGTGCAGTCAGTCGGAACGTCAATCAGCACAGCGGCTCAAGGTATCGGAAACGGTATCAAATCAGCGTTTGAAGGTATTTCAAGCGTAATTACATCCGCCGGGAGTGCAATTAGTAGTGTATTGAATAGTTTGGCTAACGTCTTCAATTCAATCGGTACGGCTGCTCAAAAAGCAGGGTCTGGATTCAATCAGCTCGCTAATGGTGTGGTTAAGATTACCAACACAAACTTAGGAGACATGGCTGCATCTCTTGCGGCAGTAGCCAAGGGGGTAGGCTCAATCGGTAACAACTCAGCGGGGCTTGCTCAAGCTGGTACTGGTATGACCAACCTTGGTAATGGTATGAGCAAGGTTTCTAGCTCAGCGTCTAGCGCTGTATCTGGTTTGACTTCGTTCTCAAGCACGATAACAAGTATTCAGTCATCATTTACTAACTTACAATCACTACTCACTACAGCAGGAACGGCTTTCAGTACGTTCTCTAGTCAAGCTAGTCAATCGCTTGCCGGTTTAACGGCTATCGTAGCCCCTATCACTGCATTTAGAACGCAAATCATGACACTAGCACCAGCATTAATGCAAGCGGCAACTGGTCTAACTCAGTTCAGTACCGTTTCAATGTCGCTGACTGCTAGCATGACTTCTATCAGCTCAAGCATGACCATGTTAACTACTAGCTTAACGATGTTAGCTGCTCAGTTGACTATGATCACTACGAGCATGACCATGATGGCTACTAGCTCAACCATGCTAGGTACTAGCTTAACGCTTGTAGGTACTCAATTCACCATGATTGGCACATCATTGATGATGCTTAACAGTCAATTCATGATGTTTGCAAGCAGTTTGATGCAAATGACTTCACAGCTCATGATGGCGGGTTCAGCAGTGACCATGTTTGGTGCTCAACTCATGACTGCTCAGACTGGTTTCAGCATGGTTTCCATGATGGCTACCATGGTATCTAGTCAACTTGCTATGCTTGCTAGCTCAGCCCAAATGGCAGGAGCTGGACTTGCTATGGTAAGTGCTCAAGTCATGATGTTAGCTAGTGTATTTGCTACTGTTGGAGCTGCAGCAATGACATTGCAAGCTACAATGATGTCATTAGGTATGGCAGTAAGTGCAGGCATGATGTCAGCAGTTCAAGCGGTAACGTCTGGAGCTATGCAAATGACTGCGGCTCTACGTTCTAGCGGCACTCAAATGGTTGCTAGCACGCAGGCTTTCATGAATCAGATTGTTTCAGCGGTTCGCAATGGTATGAATCAAGTAGTTGCTGCTATTCGTGCTGGTGGTGCTCAAATGGTATCAGCTATGCAAGCGAGCGGACAGCAATTAGTTGCAGTTACGCAAGCAGCAGTTAACCAAGCGGCAGCCGCAGCTAGGGCCGGTTATGGAGCGTTCTTCTCAGCCGGTGCTTACATGGGGCAAGGTCTTGCCGCTGGTCTTAACTCAGCGTTAGGAGCAGTTACAGCAGCAGCTAACGCCTTGGTAGCACAAGCAGAGCGTGCAGCACAAGCTAAAGCCAAAATCCATTCACCTTCTCACTTATTCCGTGACCAAGTTGGTTGGTATATTGGGCTTGGTATTGCTCGAGGGATTGACGAATCAGCCCCAGAGGTTGCTAATAGCCTTGACTACATCCGTGACCAAGTTAACGGGTTTAACGTTCGAGCTAACGCAATGTTAACCGGTGCCACTTCAAACATGGCTAGTCAGCTCAAAATGGAAGTTCTACGAGATAAAACCCCAGACGCTGCGATTTCAGCACGCCAAGAAGCGTATGCTGCACATTCAGCAGGCTTGCTTGGTGATGTTATCGATGCCCTTGGAGAGCTCAAAGACCAAGTGGCACAAGGTCAAATCATGGTGCTTGATACTGGTGCTCTTGTCGGTGGCACAGTTAATAATTTCAACAGCGCCATTGATACGATTAAAACTTTGAAAGGACGACACAGATTATGATTACCAAAATCAAAGAGTATATAAAATTTGGCGATTTTAATAGCCGTGATTCTGGGTGGTACCTTCAAAAACGTGAAGCACCTACCCCAGACGAAAAAGAGATTGTCGAGTCTATCCCCTTTATGCAGGGAGTCCTCGATTTCTCTAGTGTTCTGGGGGAACGTGTTTTTGAACCTAGAGAGATTACATACGAGTTCAAGCTACCATTTACGGAGTATGAAGACCGTAAGACCGCTGAACGTATGATTAAGTCTCAAATGGTTACTAAGACGGAACGAAAATTATTTGATACGCATGACCGCCGTTATTATTGGATGGGCAAGATTAAGCACATCAAGGTAGCTGATGATCCGATTAAGAAGAATCTAGTGGCTACTATCACATTCAAATGCTATCCATTCGCTTTTCACGAAAACGAATACTTCGATGATGTATGGGACACATTCGATTTTGAAAGTGATGATTCAACATGGACTAAATGGCAACTTGGATATACGAAATCAGAAAGGACAATTTACTTTGTTAATTCTGGTGATACATCTATCAGTCCGGTCATTTATTGCGATGAAGATATCACGCTTACCGATTCAGAAGGGGTTATTTACAATTTGAAACGTGGTGAAAACAGGGAGTTTGCATTGACACTTTATCAAGGGATCAATTATTTCAAAGCTAAAGGCAACGGCACGATTGCCATGCATTTTAATAACGAGGTGATAGCATGAGTGCAAGCGGTAAAATCGAAGTATTTAACATCAGCCACACGGGCTATGCTGTCAAGGTTTCAAATCTCAGAAATGATACTGG